TGCCCTTGCCGTCGGCGGGGATGCCGAGTGTGCGCGTTGCGGCCTTGATCGGCTCGGTGGTGCGCGGGCCGAGCTTCCCGTCGAGCACGAGCTTCCGGCCGCGGGAGTCGGTCATGCCCAGCCGGTTCAGCGCCTGCTGCAGCTTGTGGACGCGGGCGTCGCCGCCCTTCTTGCCGTAGCCGACCCCACGCCCGGTCTTCGCGTCGTAGCTGAGCGCCTCACCGCCCTTGCGATGCCGCTTCGCCGCGCCCTTGCTCGCGGTCGACGATGCGGCCGCCCCACCGCCGCCGCCGGCCGCGAACTGGCCGCCGTTGGCCGAGCCCGCCGCCGCGCGCGGGTGCTTCGCGCCGTCCCAGACCGCCTCAGCGGTCTCCTCGGCCTCGTCGTCCCATTCCTCGAGGACGGCCGCGGCCTCGGCGAGCTGGTCGGCGTCGACCTCGACGTCGACGACGGCCTCGGTCAGCGAGTCGACGAGGTCATCGGCCAGCTCCGGCAGCAGCTCGGCGACCGCCTCGCGGGTCAGCTCCTCGTCGACCACTACCGGCCCCGCCGCTTCGGCGCGGGCTTCGACTCGACCGAGGGCCCTTCTCCGACTGCCGGATCGGGGCCGTCCACGCCGATGATGAAGCCGCTCTCCGTGTCCGGATCGGCAACACCGCTGTCGCGCTCGAGCGTCACCGTTGGCGCCTCGCTGGGCCGCATCGTGCCGTCGTCGCGGATCAGCGTCCACTGCCCGTCGTGGGTGCGGACCAGCTGTCCACCGTCGGCCAGCTCGCCGCCGTCGACCTGCACGACCTCCAGCACCTCGCTGACCTTCATGCCCAGCTGGCGCGCGACGCGCACGACGCTCTCGATGTCGTCCATTCCTGCCTCTCTCAGCCCATCCCGACCGGGTTGTCGCCCTTGCGTTCGGCCGGCCAATGGCCCGTAACGTCGTGGAACCACTGCGAGGCCGTACGGTCGGCGCGGTCCGGGCTCATGTATTTGGCGAGGTGGTCGCGCAGGGCCGTCCACGGGTGCGGGTGGTTGACCCACTTCGCGAGACCTTCGGGGTCTTTGGTCCAGTACGCCTTGAGCTGGTCGCCGTCTCCGCCGCGGCGGCTGCGGGACTCCTGAACAGCCGCGTCCTCGACCGCGGTGGCCACGTCGTCGGGGTTCGCCTCAGGCGAGTCCAGGTCGTGGCTGTATGGCACGCCGACGTAGTCTTCCCACGCCTTGCGCGCGGCGATCGACGCAGCTTCCTGCGACAGGATCCCGGCCGTCACCATGCTTTCCAGGCCCGTCGACAGGTTGAGCAGCACCTGAGCCGTCAGCTGCGAATCCGACGCGGCGATCTCCGGGCCAGTCACGATGACCGCCTGCGACGCGGGGATCTGCGTCACCGCGCCGGTGCGCGGGTCCTTCGCGTCCACCATCGCCGGGATCCGCTTCGCCGCGACCGCCCGGTCGACGACGTACCGCACCAGCTCCTGCACCTGGGCGAGCCACACCTTCTGCAGGCCGCCGACGCGTCGGCGCACCGGCTCCGCCATCGTCAGCGACGTGGCCCGGTTGGCGTCCTCGGGGTCGGCGAGCCAGGTCCGCGCCAGGCCGGTGCCGGACGCGATGTTGGTCAGGACCTGCTTGTTGGCGATGGTGTCCTCGGCCGCGCCGGTGGAGACCGTCTGCGGCTTCCAGGTCACCGCCTCGTTGTGCACCTCGACCGAGCCGCTCGGCGGGACGTGCCTGCCGCCGCGGCCCTCGATGAACGCGTCGACCTCGGTCTGGCCACCCTGCACGGTGACGTCCCAGACCATGTACCGGGCCAGTGCGGTCCGGTCGATCAGGTTGGACAGGACTGTGCCGTAGCTGTCGAGGTCGTCGAGCACCGAGGTCAGGAACGGCATGCCCCGCACGTCGGTGTCCAGGGTCCGCCACGGCGCCCAGAACATGCACTGCCCGGCCCGCAGGCCCGTCATGTCGTCGACCTGCACCACATCCCAGCGGCGCTCGTCGCCGCCGGCGTCCGGCGCGGGCAGGACGACCACCGACGGCCACAGCGGATTTCCGTAGCGGCACTCGATGCCCTGGATGCACTCCGGGTCGATCGGCGCGAACCGCGTGACCCCGGACAGGCCGCCGGTCATCAGCTCCAGCAGCTTCTCGCCCATCAGCAGCTGCGAGCGCAGCAGCAGCTCCTGGATCTCACCGAGGCGGTTCGCCGGGTCGTCCCAGAACTCCCGGACCACCTCGGCCACCTGGTCGTTGGTGGCCTGCCACTTCACGCCAGAGTCGCCGACGCAGAACGCGGTGTAGGTGTCGACGATGGCCGTCGCCATGGGGTTGGACCGGTAGGCGGTCACCGAGTAGGTGCGCGCCTTCTCGCGGGTCCAGTACGGCACCTCGCGCCCGGCCGAGCCGGCGCGCCGGTAGCCGATGTCGCCGTCGATCGGGTCGCGGCCGCCGTATGCGTAGCCGCCGCCGGTCGGCACCACCTGGTCGGCGGTCGCCTCGACGATCCGGCGCGCAGGAACGAACAGGGGCCTCATCAGGTCACCGCCGACCGATCACCACGGCGAAACACAGGAACGTGATCAGCCACGCGTCCGCGTCCAGTTCGTAGCGGACACCGATCGTCCACTCCTGGGTGCGAATGCCCGCACGCCACGCATAGTGGCGCGGGCCGACCCGGAAGTGACGCCAGTGGCTCACGGCGAGCCGTCGGGGCGCGATGGCGCTCACGCGCTCTTCGCCACCGCGAGCGGGCGGGGCTTCGCGGGCTCGACCTCGGCCGCCGCGTGCGTCTGCGCGACGTACGACAGGCCCACCGAGATCAGGCCGCCGACCAGCACCGACCACCACCAGTTCCCCGTCAGGCCGCCGACCGCCAGCACGACGCCAAGCAGGCCGAGCAGGCCGACGAGGTTCGCGGCGAGCCCGGACGGCAGCCGGGGCACAGCGATACGGATCTCCACCACGGGCTCCTTCACAGCGAGAGACGCCCGGTCGGGCGGAACATCGAAGTCGTGCCAGACGGCGACGACCGAGCCACGGCCACGCCGGGCGGCGGAAGGGCCAGGTGCCGCCACCGCTCCAGACCGGCCAGGGCCAGGGTTGCGGCCACCAGCGGCGAGATGTCAGCGGAGGCGATCTTCCGGCCCCACGCCCACACCCCGTCACCGAGCGGCCGCGTCTTCACGCCGTCGATCGCGACGGTCAGGTCCTCCTGGCCGACATGCACCAGGCCGCCCTGACGCACCACGTCCGTGAACGTGCCGCAGGCCGCGCCGTACTGCGTCGCCGTCGGAATCCACAGCTGACCGCGCTGCGGACCCTTACGCGCATCCCGGTCGTCGGTCTCCGCCGGCATCCGCACGACGCCCTTGCGCTCCAGCGGCAACACCAGCGTCCCGGCCGGACTCTTCTCGTCCAGCACCCAGCACACCGGCCGCAAACGCTCCTGCAACTGCAGGATGCGCGGGATCAGCCACTCCGTGCCGTCACCGTGGTCGAGGACCTTCACCCGCGGCAGACCCTGCGGCGTATCGCCGACCGCGACGATCGTCGCCGACCGCCGGTTCGGGGTGATGTCCACGGCCAGGGCCACGACGTCGCCGCCAGCCGCGTCCGGCTCGGCCAGCAGCAGCCACTCCTCGACGCTGGGCACGTTCGGGTCGCCGAGGTCGCCCTCGTCGCGGCTGATGTTCAGGTACGCCCGGTCGAACTCGAGCGGGTCGTCGGCGTACGTCTCCAGCTCGCCGCGGATCGCGCGCTCGGTGACCGTGTGCCGCCAGTGCGGCGAGCACCGGCACGCGCCGCGGACCGGCTTCGGGCACAGCGCCGGCATGCACGTCAGCCACGTCTCGAACGCGTCCCGGGGCATGCCCGGCTCCGCACACCAGTCCATGTAGCAGGTGATCGACGTCCGGCCCTGCTCGAGGACCTCGCGACCCTGCTTGCGCATCGCGTTGAACGGCACCGATTTCGACGTTCCGGCCGTCGACAGGCGCCACTTCTGTGCATCGCTGCGCGTGATCATCGCCGGGCCGACCGCCTGATCGCTGCGGTAGTCGACCTGGGCGAAATACTCGTCGAGGAACGCCTGGTCGAGGGTCTTGCCGTGCCCGGCCTGCTCGCTATTGGCCAGCAGCCCGTGGATCGAGCCGTTCGCCCACAGGATCGCCTCGCGGCCGGCCGCCTTGCGGACCTTCCAGCGGCCCTTGAGTGGCGCCGCCTTCTCGATCAGCGGGAGGTGTTCGTCCTCCCACTTCTCCCGGGCTGCCACGCCGGTCTGCGCTCCGTAGACGATCCGCTGCCGGGGCCGGAACAGCGCCCGCCAGATGCCCGTCGGCAGGATCAGGCTGGTCTTGCCGGACTGCCGCGGCACCGTGACGTCCACGCCGCGATAGGCGAGCAGGCCCGTCTCCGGGTCGATCTCCAGCGCGGTGTCGGCGACGTACCGCTGCCACGGCATCAGCGGCGTACCGAGCGCCTTCGCGATCTTCGCGACCTTGCCGCCGTACGTCTGCCTGGAGAAGTCCCGCATCGTGCCCCACCGCGGCGGGCACGTCAGGCCGTAGTGCTCGTAGAGCAGCTCGGCGTCAGTCTGGTTCATCCAGGTCGCCGAAGTCGTCGTCCGGCTCCGGCTTCTCCACCCGCCTGCGACCCGCACCGAGCTCCTGCACCGTGGCGCGGAGTTCCTTGGTCAGCGCCGGCAGCGCCCGCGCGTCCTCCCCGGCGTCGATCGCCGCAGCCAACCGGTACGCAGCCTCGACCAGGGTGGTCTCCAGCGTCGACAGGTCGCCGAGGCGGGCCAGGTCCTCCCGGGTCGCCTTCTCCATGCCACCCATCCCGGCTGCGCACCGCGGGCACTCGATCGAGACGGTCGGTGAATCGCCGACGAACAGCTCAGCCGAGTCGCCCAGCAGCTCCAGCGGCGTCACCTCGAGCGCGGCCGCCAGCGGCAGGACCTCGTCGAGGCTGAACAGGCGCGTCCGGCGCCCCGCCTGCCGCCGGCCGTTCTCGAGGAAGCCGATGACCTTGCCGGAGAACGACTCGCC